ATGAATTTGCGGTTTACGTGCCAGAATGGTGGATGTAACGAGACTGAGGTACACCAATTTTCGACCAAACAAAATATGTATGTTAAAATAAAGACAAGATCAAACAAGGAGAAACGAAATGAACACAAACGAAACTTACACAAAAGAAATAGCAGGCGACAACCCGAAACACACAATCAAAGTCAACCTACACCGTGGATCGGAAGACAGCTACACCCTGGAATTATGGGAAGACGATAATAAGCTCACAAGCGATTTCCGCATTTGGGAAATCGGGAAAAACGACCCGAATTACAGTAAGGTAATCGCACTCGGAAAAACTTACCGTTTTGGCCGCGCTTATGTCACCAAAGGAAAAGCGTTAGAAATCGAAAGCGTGATGGATGTGTTGGCAAAAGAAAGCCCAAAAACCCAACAGCAAATAGAGTATGAAAACTTAAAACCAGGGCTGGGCAAAATCAAAAAAGCCATCTACGAACAGGATAAATGGCAAAGTGATTTCAACCGCGCGATGGAAAGCGAAGACGGCGCGTCATTTATGAGACCGACCCCGAAAAACGTTATCGAAGACACCAAGAAAGCTTATCCAAAAGAAGCTGCATATTACAAAGCTGAACAGTATTCATTTGCCAGCCACTACGCCAAAAGCTCCGCTGGACGCAAGGCAATGGAAAGAATACTGAATGGCGAAGACTACAACCAAGTAATCTTGGACATGGAAAACGAATGGCGCAAAGCGGCAGAAGAAGCCGTTTGGAACAACTAAAAGCTGAGGCGGTAAAATGACAAGAAAAAAGCAAACATCACAAACCCAAGATATAGGTCGCCCACCAATCTATGACGAGCCAATGAAACTAACCTCAATATTTTTACCAATCCCGATGCATAACTGGCTAAAAGCACGCACTGTTCCGATGTCAATATTTGTTCGCGATCTGATAGCCAATGAAATGGAAAAAGATAAGCGCATCGAAGAACCCCAAAAGAAAGCGAGCAAATAATGGAATACCACCGACTGGACGAAATGCTTGACTATCACGCACGCTGTGAAGCCAAATTGGGCTTTGAAGCGACTGGCGAGTGCGAGTGTGAGTGCTGGATGTACGAGCGCGATGTTGACGGCTACGAATGCACAATCTGTGGAAGCCGCATCAGCGAAGACGAATTTGACGAGCGATTTCCGCTCCCATTTTAGTTAGAAAGGACACGGACATGGAACAACTATTTGACGCAGTAATCACGATGACAATCCTAAGCGCGGTAGGGCTGGTGGTGCTGGCAGCCACGGCGATATTTGAAGCGTATGAGAGGAACAAGAGATGAAAGAACAAGTTTACAAAGTGCCCTACTTGAACTACCACGGGTGGCGATTGGTGAAAATCACCGGCATTTATCCCGAACCGAGACGAACGACACGTGTTGGCGTGGTGACTGTGAATGAGCCACACGACCGATTTAGCGTGTTTGACTTTCAGCTTGAGCCGGTCGACGTGGTACAGGTGGACGTGCCTTATCACGGGCTTGTCTGGCGAATAAAAGAAAGTGCTCCAGAAGACACTGAAGCACTGTACGAAATGAACCCGACATCACGGGTAATCTACTAACGAAAGGATACCACAAAATGACTGAATTAGCAATTTACCAAGAAGGCACAATCATCAAGTCTTACAGCGATGTTGAAAGCGTCGCGAAGGCAATGGTGGCAAGTGGCTTTTTCAATGACGCCACGAAAGTATCACAAGCGATCGTCAAGATCATGGCGGGCGCTGAAATCGGCATTGGCCCGTTTGGGTCAATGAACGGCATTCACATTATTCAGGGCAAGCCAGCGTTCGGCGCGAATGTCATGGCAAGCAAGGTCAAGTCGTCCGGACGCTACAACTACCGCGTCACGGAATTGTCAGACACAAATTGCACGATTGAATTCATGGAGTACTTCAATGGCGCGTGGCAGAACTCCGGCGTTTCAAGTTTCAGCACTGCAGACGCCAAGAAGGCCGGCACAAAGAACTTAGACAAATTCCCACGCAACATGTTATTCGCGCGCGCCATGAGCAACGGGGTACGTTGGTACTGTCCTGACGTAATGAACGGGTCTGTGGTTTACACGCCTGAGGAATTGGGTGCGGAAGTTGATGAGGACGGCAACGTCATTGACGGCATTGTTACGCCGAGCGAAGTTGAGCCAGTTGTTGATCAGACGCCTCAAGCCGCTGAACCGGAACGCAAAGAGCAGCAAATGACGAAGCAAGAACTATCGGCAGCAGTGCAGGACACCCGCCCAACACGAGATCAGATTTTACATTATTTATCGCCATTGGATTATCCGGCCTATGTGCAGGACACCAGAAGCACACGCGAGCAAATTCAAGCGGAATTGCCTGAACTCACGCTCGAGGAAGCCTGTAAGGCGACTGACAGCAACGGCAAGCCTTACATGAATAACACAGCGCGCGTTGTTGAAAAGATTGTTAGCGCGCTTTGGAAGCAGTTACTCGAGAATCACCTCGAAGCTGACGAACGAGCCGAGGCGCTCACAAAACTGGCGAGCGCGATCGTAATCCTGAAAGCCAAGCAGGACGGCTCACTAAGCTAAGCCACACTGGGAGTGGCACTCATGGATCTCCTTTTTCTTAGAGCCTCGCCGGTGGCTTTGTAACCGGCAGAAAGACTGAGATGGACGAAAAGAAAAGTTGCGCAAGTTGTAGTTACTTCGAGATGAATTTAGGCAAACCACGTGGGGAATGGTACGCCTGCTCGCTGCACAAAGTATACATTGTAGATGACAGCCAGGCTGAAACGTGTCCTGACTTCTGGAAAATCTTTACTCCGAAACCAGAGCGTAATGAGCGAGGGTTGCTATGAACCCGAGCGAATATTACAAAACAGAAATTATGTCGAAAGTGCGAGAGCCAGAACTGCGCAAGGTCGCCAGTGTGATGGCTGATCATGTCGGCGAGGAAAGCGCCATAACGCTTGAACAGCTTTGCGCGAAAACTGGAATGGGCGAACGCCAGGTACGCCTTGCGCTTGAGGTGCTGACGAAAGATTATGGCGTTCCGATCGGATCATATGCGGGTAAATCAGGACGCTGGATCATAGCTGACGAGCGTGAAAAGGGCAAGGTGATTGCCGAGCTGATATCAAGAGCAACGGCATTACATGAGCGTGCTAACGCGCTGAGACGTGCACAGTTGCCGAGCAGCGAAGCGCTGCAGGAATACCTTTTTGAGCCGCCAAAACCGCAACCGTGGCAGTTGCAATATGGGAGGTGGAAATGAAAGGAATGGAAGCACTGGAAAAGAAGTACCAGAAGATCGCAAGCAAGACCACAAAAGAACTTGACGGAATGAGCTTATCGGAACTGATGTCCTTACGTGGCAACATGATCGGTTGGATGGAGGCTGTAATTGCTGAAAGCGGCGCGCGTGGCGTGGTTGAGCTTGACGGCATGGAGCGACTGCCGAGCCTGTACGATATGGCGGCGGTATGTGGCGTTATGCCCGTTCCATGATGATAGAAACCCGTCATTTTGGATTGATACAGAGCGGGGGATATGTGAGTGCCGAACGTGCAATATTAAAACTATGGACGTGATTAATCTCTATGCGAGATTGAACAATTTGACGAACGATGAAGCGATAAGGAGTTTAGGAAATGGATAATCAAGAATATCAATTATTAAAAAATCAAGTGGAAATTACAAATCGTATTACAGAGCGATTAGATAAACAAATAGCTATTAACAAGGAATTGAGAGATAAACAACAGGTACATAAAAAGCGCATTTATGAACTTGAAGCACTTTACAAGAAAGCGAAAGATGAATTAGCTGGCAAGTCGCATACTGAGTGTGAACAGGAATTAAAGCCGTGTACCCTTGAAGAAAATACAATATTGATGGGGCATGACCCGAAGTTTGACTTACCGGAAATACATGAGACTGTTTTTGCGTATTACTGTGAGAATGGTGCTTTGAAATATGGATTGCTTTTTTACAGTGCGCAAGGCTTATGGGTAGAGTGGAAAATAGGAGTTTTGCCAAAAATAAAAATTGTTCGCTGGTGGAGTTTACCGAAGTTGAATGTTGATCTTTGTATTTGTTCAGGCGTTGGGGCGAACGCAACCCTATCCAAAACGGAAACAGTTGAAAGGAGTTGATAATGAGTGAGTTGGAACTGAAACCGTGTCCGTTTTGTGGTGGTGAGAAATACCGCATGATTACGCCTGATGGTGTTTGGCGTGTGCTTTGTCTGACTTGCAAGACGGAAGGGAGACCGTCCGTAATGAATATCGATGCGAAGAGCGCATGGAATAAACGTCCGCTTGAAACGGCTCTTGAGGCGATAAATGCGGAGCTGGAAAAGCAGAACCGCGCGCTAAGACATGCGCTGGAGTGTGAGGAAGCCGAGCACAAGCCAGACCCGCTTGATGGCGTCCCGTTCGTGTCATTGAGCAATGAAGAGATCGCCGCGATGACACCTGAGCATCCGCTGTACAAGTTGGTGAAAGGAAAAGAGGAGCGAAATGGCCAATAGACGAATGCTAACATCGGACATTTTCTCTGACGATATCTTCATGGAACTTGATGATGTTACGCGCTTATTGTGGATTGGATTGATAACAATTTGCGCGGATGATCAAGGAAGATTTCAAAACAATGATTTTCTAATCAAATCGCAAGTGTTTCCCGCTGACAGAAAGTCACCGTCGAGAATTCTAAAATCACTCCAATTTTTAGAGGAAAAGGGCATGATTTTTTGTTACGAAAAGGAAGGTAAATCTTTAGCGCAAATAGTAAATTGGTGGAAACATCAAGCGCCATCTTGGGCTGCCCCCTCGTTGCACCATGCGCCTGACGGTTGGATTGACCGCGAGAAGTACAATACCAAAGGCAATAAAACGATTACCACCAACTGGGATAAAGCAGGTGGTTTTGAGGATGTAGGTACTACGGTAGGTACTACGGTAGGTACTACGGTAGGTACTAAGGTAGGTACTATGGTACCTGGGCAAGTAGTTAAGGTTAAGGTTAAGAATAAGAATAAGAATAAGTTAATTGAAGAAGATGATGACGCGCGCGCGCGAGATTTTGAAAGAGTTTTCGCAATGTTCTCGGAAGAGATTGGGCAACTCACAAAAGGCATTAGGGGCGAGATACTCGACATGCTCGAAAGTGGCGTTCCACCCGAATGGTTTCACCTGGCATTTCGTGAGTGTGCATTCAACAACGCGCGAAGCTGGGCTTACGCAAAAGCCATTCTCAACCGCTGGATAGCTGACGGCAAGGTTACGGACAATCGCAAGAACGGATCGCGCTCGGACAGAAAGCGCGCTAGCCCGCAAAGTGGTGGCGACATTGATGCATTCCGTGCTCTTGTAAGAGCGCAACAACAGGCAAATGAAACAAAACGCGAAGAAAGCGAAAGAAAGGATTAACAACATGTACCAAAAACTAATCATTATCGGCAACCTGGGGCGAGACCCCGAACTCAAGTTCACCGCAGACGGTAAAGCGGTCGCAAGCTTTAGCGTGGCAACCAGTCGCAAGTACAAGGACACGGACGAGACCACGTGGTTCAGGGTTAGCACTTGGGACAAGCAAGCCGAGGCGTGCAACCAGTACCTGCGCAAGGGTTCGAAAGTGTTCGTGACTGGACGCTTAGTGCCCGATAAGGCGACTGGTGCGCCACGTGTTTATCAGCGCGATGACGGCTCATGGGGCGCGTCATTCGAGGTGGTGGCGAGCGAGGTGAAGTTCCTCGACAGCAAGCCGGAGCAAGCGCGGCAAGATGATGACTTCGTGTCGTTTTAGGGGGATGAGATGAGCGAAAAAAGAATTTGCAAATATTGTGGCGTGGAATTGCCCGAAGATATACCGCACGGATTAAGAGAGTGCCACTTATACGCGGTTGCCCGCATTGTCGAGCTTGAGCGGCAAACCCGTCCGATTGAGGATGCGCTGAATAAGCGCATTGCTGAGCTTCTTGAGCGGCAAACCCGTCCGATTGAGGATGCGCTGAATAAGCGCATTGCTGAGCTTGAGGAAAAGCAACGCTGGCGAGTTGTAGCGAATGGCGAGTTACCTGAGGTGTATCGGAATGAAGACGGCGAATTTATGCCCTTTCTTGTTTGCGAAGGAGACGGAGACCGCCCATTCATAGCAATGTATAACGGTATAAACTGGTGGGCTGGAATATTTGTGCCTGACGTCACCCACTGGATGCCCTTGCCAGAATTGCCGGAGGTGAACAATGAGCAAGCTTGAGGATTTACTGCTGTTTCAAATTCGCGCGATGGGATTACCGGAACCTGAACGCGAGTACCGCGCGATTGAGGGGCGCATGTTCCGCTTCGACTTTGCGTGGACTGCGCCGAACCACAGGTTGCTTGTTGAAGTGCAGGGCGGCATTTGGCAAAAGAGCGGGCATACTTCAGGGCGTGGCGTGACGCGCGACATGGAAAAGCTGAACCTTGCGCAACTTGCCGGCTGGCGGGTGATGCAGTTTAGCCGCGGAATGATCGAAAGTGGCGAGGCGCTTGACATGATCGCAAAGGCGCTGGGGGTGGAAATATGAAACCCTTTTGCGGCACATGCAAGCACGTTGACTACTCCAAGACCACCACAAGCAAGCTGTGGGTGGAGTGCAAACTGACAGGCAAGCGCACGGCGTTGTTCACGGCGACTTGCGAGAAATGGGAGAGGAAAAAACAATGAGTAAATCTATTATCGAGCAAGCGGATTTGGCGCATTTTGAAGAGCTAGCCGGCGATGAAAAAGTTAGTTCCGCTTTGTGGAATGTGGTTAGTATGGCAAACAAAAGAATTAAGGACTATCCAAAAGAGTCTGAAATTTTTGGTCAATATTTTTCGCGCAACCCGATACCGCCACACCACCTGTATTATTACGCGGTCATTGTCGACTGGATAATGACAGGAAAATTAACTGTGTTTGGAATTTGTTTAGGCGAAGAGCCAAGCGCGGACGCAGAAGTCGATGAAAATAACAAAAAACTATCCAAGTTACAGGAAGTCCTTTCTGCTGAATTTTTTGGAGGTAAGGGCGATTGTGACGGCATTGTGACTTGGAATAAGCCGATGGAAATGAATATGTGCGTGGACGGCAAGGAAATTGCGCGAATAATCAAGCCCGCTGGAAACGCGCCACTTGAGGTCGGTTACACAAGTTTCGTGAGAACGCACGACCATCTGCTCGTTGAAGGTGTTTTGGCGCGATGGCCTTACGGGCACAAACATATTTATGTCATGTCTTTGAATGGCGACAGTTGAGCGAACCTTAAAAAAACTTTGAGATTTAGCAAAGTTGTGCTATACTAGAGTCATAACCAAAAGTCACTTTTGGAGGTGATACATCATGTTCGAAGAATTCTTAGCCATCGCGCTCCCCGCCCAAGCCTTTGTTTTGGCTTTCGTGGAATTATCCAAATTTTGGATTAAAAACGACAAAATCTACCCCGCGCTATCCGTTGTTTTCGGTCTTGTGTTTGGCGTTGGTTTCATCATCGCGACCAGGATGCCCGCAACTTATGGCGAGTGGATTTTCACCGTGTTTGCAAGTCTCGCCATCGGTTTGGCTTCGACTGGTCTTTACAAAGTCGGCAAGTCGCTCACTGGAAAGCGAGAGCAGCCAGAGGGCTAACCTGTGGACTGGACGTCAATCATCTTAGCAGCTCTGACAGGTGGCGCAGTCATCAAATTGCTTGATGTGCTTGCGGTAAAGCTTGGTTTGAGAGCAAAAGACACTGACCTCGCTTTGTCATCGCTTCACAAACAAGTCACTGCGCTCAGCAAGCGTATTGCAGTGATGGAAGACGAGCGCGCGAAGGCGAACAAAAGTCTCCTGGATGCGAGTGCGGCATTGTCCGCAAAAGAGGGACGTATCAAAGCGCTGGAAAGTCAAATCTCGGAATTGAAACAAGAAAACAAGAGCCTGAAGCAGGAACTTAAAGAGCGCACAGCAGAAGTTGATGCGCTTAGAGCTACGGTTGCTGAGATGGCATCCCGCATCAGTGAACTTGAGTCATCCAGGATGGAGTGCCGCTAATGGAATCAAAAATCGAGTTTGTTGCAGAAGTTTACAAAGTGCAGACGCTCACTGATAACGGTGTGGGCGTGAGTGTTTGTGGACGTGGTCGCGCTTACTTGAAAAGACGAGGGTGATTTGGGAAAGATAAACTGGACTTTGCAACAATTCAATATTGACGAGCTGACGGATTATTACAAGAATCCGCGTTCGCTTTCTGAAAAGGAGTTCAAGCAACTCAAGACTTCGCTTGACAAATTCGGCATGATTGACAAGCCGATTGTGAACGCGGACTCGGCGCATACCATCATCGGCGGTCACCAGCGCAAGCACGTGCTGGAAGAGACCGGCGTAAAAGAGATTGAGTGCTGGATTCCTGACCGCGAGTTGAGCGACAAGGAAGTCGAAGAGCTGAACATCCGCCTGAACAAGAATACCGGCTCGTGGGACTTTGACTTGCTGGCAAACGAGTTTGAGCTGGACGATCTGCTGGACTGGGGCTTTAGCGAGAAGGAGTTGGGGATTCATCCTGACATCGATTTTGACGAGTTCGACGGTGAAGGCGATGGCGGTGGCAGTCGAATGATGAACGGCGATAAGGTGAGAGTGGTCTTAGGTGCGCTCATGTTCGACATTCCCGACCCCGACCATTCGATCTACAAGCTCACCGAAGAGGCAGATGAGGATGACGTCATGGATAAGCTGCTTAGCCTGATCGCTATGGGAGAGCTGCCGTGAAATACGCCTTCCCACAACTGGACAGCAAAACCAGGTTCCAGACTTACAACATCGTCGCAAGAACACTGTTAACCAATGGGCATTCTGTCACGCCCGATATTGAGGATGACAGCGACGCGGTATTGTTTTCAGCCTGCGACGCACTGGACATGGTTCAGCTTAGGCAGTTGATGAAAAAGACAGATAAGCCAATTATCTTGGGTGGCTCTTATGCTTTCAACTTTTGGTCTGCAAGTACGTTCGCAGATATTGTCTGGATTGGTGAGGTGTTCGAGTTTGCGGAACTCAAAACGCTTGCTGACATTGCCGACCATCGCAGCGCTTACACTGGCACTCCCAAACAGTTATTCGCAAGCCAGCGGATAGATTGGGAGAGAGTGCCTATTACGCAGATAAGCAAGAATAAGTGTTACTACTGGGGCGGCGTGGGCTGCAAGAACAAATGCAGGTTCTGTTTCACATCATGGACTCACAAACATCAGGTTAACTCTAACGCGCGCATTTCAAGCGCGATAGCGACTGCCAGAAAGCGTGGTATTCACCTGATGATCTCCGCTAACGAATATACGGATGATATAGACGTGAAAACGAAAGACATGTTACTTCGCGACTATATCAAGAAGCCTGTTAAAGGTGCGTTGGTGCGCTTGGGCGTTGAATTCGCGACGGAGCGGGTGAGAGAGAAGATCGGCAAGCCGATTACAAGAAACGAGCTATTCGCAGCGATACAGAAGATGAATGTGGACAACGTCGCTTTGAAGTTGTTCCATATTGCGGGATATGAAAGTCGGGACGACTGGGAACAATACATTCTGGACTTGTGCGAGATGGTAACACGTTCGCCTAATAAACGACTGCTTCATCTCGAGTTCAACAATCTGCAATATCAGAACTACACGCCACTTTATCGGGAACGGCATTCAATCGACCCTGACAAGTATATCGACATAAGCACAACCAAACGATGGTTCGATATTCTAAGACAGCATTCAAGCCATGTTCTGGTTGGCGCGCCATCCCCGTTCAAGCACGTTGCGAGTCGGATGGTGATAGAGCTTGGCACGACCCGAGAGATTGTTAATTCTGGTCTCACAATGCTGGCGCGGAAAGGCAAGCACACGAATGAGGAATATTACAAATTATTGATTGACAGCGGCGTTTTGAACACGCCCGCTTATGCGCTTAACTTCCAGACGGGAGAGATAAAAAGACGGGCTGAATCTGACCACATAGGAGTTGACAATTGAGCAAGCAGAATACGCCAACACGTGCAGACGTGATTGCGATGAGACGTGAGGCAATCGCAGCAATGCGGGCACGCGGTCTTACGTTGCGTCAAATTCGCGAAAATCTCAAGAAACTTGACCCGCCTATCGAGGTGTCTCACGGCACAATTAGCCGAGATGTTCAGATCATCCGCGCAGAGTGGAAACAAAAAGCGACCGAGAGTATCGACGAGTGGATAGCGAGCGAACTTGCGGACTTGGATGAGCTGGAAAAACAGGCGTGGCGCGAAAAACGCTACGACCTCATCCTAAAGATAAAAGACCGGCGCGCTAAGTTACTTGGCTTGGATAAACCTATGCGCACGGAGTTAACCGGCGCAGACGGTGCGCCCGTGAAAATAACGATCAGATGGGATGGGGAGCGCGATGTTAGCTGAAGTTGAGATCGCAGCCGATTTGCATCCAGGGCAGCTTGAGGTACACAACTCTCCAGCGCGGTTCAAGGTGCTTGCCGCTGGGAGGCGGTGGGGCAAGACGCGCTTGGGTGTGAATGAATGCTTGGATGTGGCAGCGCAAGGCGGGCGGGCTTGGTGGGTCAGCCCGAGTTATAAGACCAGTGAGGTAGGCTGGCGTCCATTGCGGCAAATTGTGTGCAAGATACCGGGCGCTGAGATACGGCTGGTTGACCGAGTGGTGAACTTTCCGGGCGGTGGCTTCGTGGCGGTAAGGTCAGCGGATAATCCAGACTCATTGCGCGGTGAAGGTCTGGATTTTGTTGTAATGGATGAGTGTGCATTTATGCAGCGGGAAGCATGGACTGAGGCTATCAGGCCAGCTTTATCAGATCGGCAGGGCAAGGCATTATTTATCAGTACTCCGAAGGGGCGCAACTGGTTCTGGGAAAACTACCAGCGCGGCATCAATGGTGAAGAGGGCTGGCAATCGTGGACATTTCCGACTTCCAGCAATCCGTTTATCGCTAAGGAAGAAATTGAGGCGGCGCGGCGTGACTTGCCTGAGATAATATTCAGACAGGAATACTTAGCAGAGTTTATCGATGACGCTGGCGGCGTATTCAGGCGGGTACAAGAGGCTGCTGTTTTAGAGCCAAAAGAGTATGAAGAAGGCAAGCAGTACATTGCAGGTGTTGACGTTGCGGCTTCGGTTGACTTTACAGTTGTATCGGTGCTGGATGCGGAATCAAAAGAGATGGTTTATCTCGACCGGTTCAACCGCGTGGATTATCCGGTGCTAATTGATCGGTTAGAAGCTGTATATCACCGCTACCATATGACTTCGATGGTGGTTGAGAGTAACAGCATTGGCAGACCAGTTATTGACGAGCTGGTGATACGCGGGCTGAATATTATCCCGTTTACAACGACTTCGGCAACGAAGCAGTCTATTATTCAGAACTTGCAAGCAGCATTTGAGAATGGGCAAATCAGGATTCTTAATAATCCTGTGCTTATTGGTGAGCTATTGAGTTTTGAGAGCAAACGCAATGCATCGGGCGGGTTTAGTTATTCTGCACCGGACGGGATGAATGATGACTGCGTGATGAGCTTAGCAATTGCGTGGTATGGTGTGAACAGCGGTGGTACAATATTGTGGTTAGAGGAATAGCGGAGGCGGGATGGCGGATACTTATAAAACAATAACGAACATTCCCGGATGGGTGGAGATGCTCACCAGCGATGGCGTGCCAGACTCCGTTGCGACTTTATATAAACGCGTGCCGATATTCTTTAGGGCAGTGCAGTTAAGATGCGATGCGCTTGCGAGCGTGCCAATTGCAATTTACAGGGGCGAGGACACGGAGGTTGACTGGCCGTATCCGACTAAATTAGGTGAATTGCTATGGCGCTGGGAAGCCTCATGCTTGTTAGCAGGTGCGGCGTTTGGTGAAATTATCACTAACAAGACTGGTTATCGCAAGGACGTACGATATAGAAATCCTTTTGATATCGCGGTAAAGTATGACAAGGGCATTATCACATTCAAGCAGAATAGCAGCGGGGCAAGCTGGAATAACGATTTGAACACCGGCAAGTACGAGATGGTGTACATTTCTGAGTATGATCCATCGCAGGATATATTGCCGGGCGTAGGTGCTGGAATTGCCTCCAAGATAGATGCGAAGCTGTTGTATGCGATAGGCAAATTCCCTGAGATGTATTTTGAGGGCGGGGCGATGCCGGTCACGCTATTGGGCATTGACACGAATGACCGGAACGAAATTGAGCGTGTTCAGAATTGGTTCAAAAGGTCAGCAACCACAATTAAGAACGCTTTTCGTGTTGTAGGAATGCGGGCTGGTTCAATTACAGCTACCACACTAACGCCGCCGCTGAAAGACTTAGCATTCACAGAGCTTGATAAGATAGCCAAAGATAACATTGCAATGGCTTTTGGTATAAAGCAGACGCTTCTGGATAGCGAGGCAGCTAACTATGCAACCGCACAGGAAGACCGCTTATCGTTTTATGAAGACACTATTAAGCCAAGAGCGCGGATCTTCGAGGACGCTTTGAATACACAGCTGCTTGCGCGGGATGGGCTGCGACTGGAATTCAAATTTGAGGAACTGGACATATTCCAGGAGGATGAAGTGGATAGAGCTGAGCTGCTGAATAAGCTGGTGCTTGCTGGAATACCGATTGAGCTTGCATTGGATTTGGCTGGTTACACATTGACGGATGAGCAAATGGCAATGCTGAATGTGCGCCAAGAGCAGCTGGATGAGCGCGAAGCTGAACAAGTTGACGAGCAGGAAGCTGAACTGCGGCGTTGGCAGCGTATGGCTGAAAAGCGGATTAAAGAAGGCAAGGGATTGCGCGAGTTTGAGACGAGTATAATTGAGCCAAGCTTACACGGCGCGATAAGCGGGGCTTTGGAAAGTGCGAAGTCGGTTGAGGACGTGAGGCGGGTTTTTGACCAAGTAATTGCATGGAGAGGTTATCCATGATTGACCGCTATGAGATTGAGCGTAAGTTAGCGCGGGTGCTGAGTAAGGACTTGCGTGTTGAGCTTGACAAATTGCTCAATTATTTAGGTGATCCACCTAACTTGGCAAACGTACCAGCTGAATACTGGCAAAACGGCTGGAAAGACATCCAAGCCGACGTTGAACCGGTGCTGATGGAAGCCTTTCTTGAAAGCGCTGAAGAAGTCATGTTGCGCTTCGAGTTTGGCGTCGACTGGGACGCGGTCAATACCGACGCTGCCAATTGGGCGCGAGCGCATTCCGAAAGCCTTTTGAGCGACTTGTTCAATCGCCGATACGACATTGTCAACGAGAGCGTGGCACGCTATTTCGAAGAAAGCTGGACAATCAGCGACCTCGCTGAGCGCTTGCGCAAATGGTACGACCCTGTAAGAGCCGAGATGATTGCCATCACTGAGACCACTCGCGCGGTTGTCGAAGGTGAGCGCGCCATTATCCGCAACCTTGAGCGAGAGAGCGGGCAAGCGATGATACCCATTTGGATGACCGCCAATGACGAGCGTGTTTGCCCAATCTGCTCACCTCGTGACAACCAAGTTATCACCGACGGCATTTATCCGCCCGCGCACCAACGTTGCCGCTGCGTTGTTGGCTATGAGCTGCCGACAAAGGAGCGTGACTGAAATGTTCGAGATTCGCGTTCAAGGCGTTGAGGAGCTGGTCAAGCGCATCAGCACTATTCAGCAATTCCGCAAGGTCAGGGCTGCGGTGAAGCAAGCTGGTCACCATATGCAGAGGCAAATGCGTGATTATCCAACCAACCGACATGGCGCAAACCCCATGCTCCACGGCACGGGCGCGAAAGCGCAAAGAATGAGGCGCGGCTTCTTCTATCATTTGAACAAAGGCAACATTAGCGTGCCTTATGGGCGAACCGGCAACCTGAAGAAGCGCTGGACGGTGAGAATGGACAAAGGCTTGACCGCCACAGTTGGCAACAATGCCAAATACGCACCACTCGTTCAGGGCGCGGCAAACCAGACATTCGGGCACGCGCGATCAGGCTGGATAACAGAAGAACAGGCAGTTCGGCAAGAGTCCGACACTGTTATTGCTTATATTCGCGACGCGTTAGTTCGCGAAGTTGGAGGTTAGTATATGCAAACGATGAGAGTAAAAATCGCAAGCCAGACCATCGAGCGTGAGGATGACACCGAAAAGCGCATGAAGGCTGACGGCGATTATGTTGAAACGGGCTGGCGTGTGCTTGGCGTTCCTTTTGGGGGTCCAATAGACGGGCGCGATTTGGATGGTGAAGCTTTTACACCTGAAACGGACATTTGGCTGAAAGTAGGTGATAAAGTAAACTTAACTTATTATCACGGCTTCGATCCTGATACAATTGGTAAGAAGCAGAAAATACCAGCGCTTATCGGCAAAGCCACATATGTTGGAGCTGATGAACGCGGGCATTGGTTTGAGCCTGTTTTGGATAACGAAGAGCCTTTGGCTCAGCGGCTGATGAAGGCAGAAATAACAGAATTGCGGGCGTCAAGCGGTGCGATAAACCATCTGGTTCGAAAAGATGCCGGTGGGTTAATCAGCGTGTGGCCGGTCGGTGAGCTTGCGCTGTTTGATATAAATGAGTGGCGACTACCAGCGAACGATTTCGCTGTAATCGAAGCGAAGACTGAGAAAATCGCGGAGGCAATCCCGGAGGCTGAGGAATCAGCGGCGGATGCGGTCGAGGAATCGGTTGAAGCTGATAATAAATCAATTTCAATAATTCCTATGGAGGAAAATACTATGGACGAAGAGAAAATCGTCGAAGAAGTAAAGGCTGAAGAGCCAAAAGTGGACATCAAGGCAGAACTTGAATCCATGAAGAAATCCTTGCTGGAAGAGCTGAAGGCAGCTCCCGGCGAGGTCAAGGGCGTTCCAACCGTCAAAGCGGCAAAGGAATCGCCCTCGTTTATCAAAGCAATGCTGGCTTGGGCGCAAGGCGACAATCCTCGCGGTTTCAAGGGCAACGATCTGGAACTCAAGGGCGCTTGGCAGGGGCAGACCGATAATGAAGGCGGATATGCCGTGCCTGATGATTTTTATAATCGCATTGTTGAGCAACGGCAAGAATTGTCGTTTGTTCGCAAAGCTCCCGTCACCCGCTTGGTGACTAACCATGACCGTATCCTCATCCCAACCGAAGCCACCGCTGGCACCAAGTTAGTTGTGACCGCTGAAGAAGCCGCCTACGACGAAAACGAGCCGGTGTTCGGGCAGGTTGCGCTGACTATCCACAAGTTCACCAAGATGGTCAAAGTCTCGGAAGAAATGTTGGATGGCGACGCCGTTGGTTTGGAAGCCTACATCGCTTCCGTTGTGGCGCGCGCTTCTGCCGCTGCCGAAAACTACTACTGCTCAATCGGTACTGGCACTGGTATGCCTCAGGGCATCGTGGCTGGCGCTACCGCTTCTGGTATCACCACCGCTTCTGCTACTGCTATTACTGCCGCCGAATTAATCAGCGCGATGGGTACGGTTGAATCACCCTATCACAATTCAAGCTCCGGTTTCCTGATGAAGGGCGCGACTAAGTTCTACCTGCAAGGGTTGACTGGTAATAGCTTCCAATTCATCAACACTCCGGCTGGTGGCGATTTTATGGGTTACCCCGCTTACATCGCTCCCGACATGGATGGTATTTCTGCCAGTGGCAAATCGGTTGTCTTTGGTGACTTCTCAATGTACGCATTCGCCGAACGGCAGGGTGTAACTTTGAGCCGCAATCCCTACTTGTACCAGGCTAATGGGCAAGTTGGTCTATTTGTGAAGCAGCGCTTCGGCGGTGCTGTGCTTCAGACCCTCGCGTTCAAGTATCTGACACAACACGCATAATCCTGAAAGGACAATAAAATGAACCTATTAGGAAGAACAAAAATTGTCCAATCGGTTGCGCCTGTGACTTCGGACACAGCGCTGACCGGAACCGAGATTAACTGTGCTGGTTTTGATCGTGTTTGTCACATTATCAATGTTGGCGCAATGACCGCCACCGGCACTTTTGATTATAAGGTGCAGGAAGATTCGGCTACTGGCATGGCGACTGCCGCCGACATCACTGGCGCGGCTTTGACGCAGGTCAAAGCTGCAACCGGTGCAAGCAAAGTTTACGCGATTGACATTCCCGTCAATCCTGCCAAACCGTTCCAGAAAGCAGTTGCCGCTTGCGGTACTGCCAATGTGACCGTCGGTGCAATTGCTGTATTGTACGAAGGTTCGGGCACGTTCCCGAAGACCGCCGCAAAAGAGGCGATCATCCTCTAATTAGTGGGGGATAAGAGAGGGAGGGGTAATTCCCTCTCTCCGACCCCGAAAGGAAGTAATATGAAGACCGTCAAAATCTTAGTGCCATTCAGGTTTGAAATCGATAAGAAAGTGGTCGAGTTCGCACCGGGATTGGGCGAATTGCCAGATGAAGCGGTCGACGCTTTTGTGCGGGCTGGTTATGTAGCGCTTATTGATGATGAGCCTGCGGTTAAGATAATCAATAAGCCAAAAGTAAAGGCTACTAAAACAGTCAAGAATGGTGAGGAAGCCGAATGAGCTACGCAAGCCTGACTAATCTAAAAGACTATTTAGGTATAAGCGTTGCCACGACCGAAGA